TTTTTATGATGGATATACAGGTTGATATTGATTCAGCAAAAAAAGAATAAAAGGGGATAATTGGCTTAATTTTGAATTTTTCCTAGCAACAGAACTTGGTAAAACTTTAATTGAACTCAGAAATCTTTTAACAGAGGAAGAGCTTATTTATTGGGCTGCATATTATGATTACAAGAATGAAAGAGAGCAAAAAGAAATGCAACGACAAAAAGCCAAATCAAGGTAATATATAATAAAGGTTATTTTTTTCTGTGGCACAATCAACGGTTAGATTAATAGTTGATGCACAAAACGCAATAGTACCTTTAAGAAAGGTTAATGACCAAACAAAAAAATTAAGTCAAACTACAGATAAATTAAAAGGAAGATTAGATAAATCAAATAGATCATTAAGAGATACTGGAAGATCTGCAAAAGTCGCATCAACAGGTGTTAAAGGGTTAGTAGGAGCATTAAGGCCTTTATTGGCTGCATTAGCAGTTGTACAGTCAGCAAGATTTGTATTATTTCAAACAGCACAATTAGAAACTCAAACAAAAGCTTTAGAAAATTTTACAGGAAGTGCTGAAAAAGCTCAAAAGATCGTTCAAGAAATAAAAGAATTTGGTGCTGTGACTCCTTTTAAATCTTCACAATTAATAGAAGTTACAAGGTTATTAAGAGCTTTTGGTTTTGAAACAGAAAAAGTAGTCGATATGACCAAAAGAGTTGCTGATATCGCTGGTACTGCTGGTGCTGATATAGATCGTGTTGCATTTGCAATAGGTAAAGTTCAAGCAAAAAATAAATTTATGCAAGAAGAGAACATTATGCTTTTAGAAAAAGGAATAAATATCCAAAAAGAATTACAAGATGTGACAGGTCTTACAGGTGATGAACTTGCAAAAGCCATGAGTAAGGGAGAAGTAGGAGCAGATAAATTCGTAGAGGCAATAGTAAAAGCTACAAGCAAAGGCGGTCAATTTTTTGAAGGTGCTGTTAATCAAAGCGATACTTTAGCTGGAAAATTTAGTACTTTTGTTGATAATGTTGAAACCTTTGCACAAAATTTAGGCAAGATTTTTGAAGAACCTTTAAAGTTTATTCTTGATCAATTAAATGTTATTGCTGGTGAATTTAATAAGATGTTTTCACTTTTAACGGATGCAAATATTGGTGCTTCCAATAGAGCCGTTGGGGCGGCCTCTTTTAAAGCACGTTTTGGCATGCAAGAGGACGCAGTTAAAGACATAACAAAAGCAGTTGAATTGCTTGATCCAACCTTTGTAAAAACTGAAAAAGATGCAGCAAAACTTTTTGCACAATTAGACAGGATTTCAAAAGTAATGAAGTTAGTTCAAGGGCCAGATAGTGCAACAGTTTTAGAGGGTAGAGGTTTGCTTGGCCCTCTCATCGAGGCTTCAAATCAAATGGACGATATAAGGGATAAAGTTAATGCAACACTTACGGCTCAAAAACAGTTAACAAATGAAACTAAAAAAACTAACGAAAAGGTGATAAAAACTAAAGATAATACTGAAAAGATAAAAACCTCTGTTGAAGGAACTGTTACTATAAATGAACTATTTAATACTGGGTTAGAGCAAACAAACTTTTTAGTTGATGGCCTTTCTCTTGGTACAGATAAATTTGCTGATAAATTATTAAATGTGAAATCTGAAACCGATAAATTAAATGAAAAATTTATGGAGATTGGTCAAGGTATAGAACAAGGCATTGTTTCTAATCTTACTGATGCTGTTATGGGTACAAAAACTTTAGCTCAAGCTGCTATTGGTGTATTAAATCAACTGAAAAGAAAACTTGTAGAGGTTGCAATACAAAAAGCAACTGCTGGTTTAGGAAATAAAATAGGTGGATTTTTAGGTGGCTTGTTTGGAGGGGGAGGAGGAGGAGGATTATTTTCTGGGGGTGGTGGATCTGGAATAAAGTTTGGATCTGCAAATCTTGGAATAAATTCCGCTTCGAGCTTTTTAGGCTTTGCAAATGGTGGCAGACCGCCAGTTGGAAGGGCATCTATTGTAGGAGAAAGAGGGCCAGAGCTTTTTGTGCCAAATTCTGCTGGTTCAATAATTCCAAACAACCAACTAGGAGGAGGTACAACTAATATTGTTAATGTTTCCGTTGATGCGTCTGGTTCTGCTGTATCAGGCAATAATCAAGATGCACAGGCTTTAGGTAATGTTATAGGGGCTGCCATTCGTGCAGAACTAATCAAAGAAAAACGTGCAGGGGGTTTATTAAGTAAGTAATGGCAACTTTTCCTTCAATCCAGCCAACATATTCTGGCTTTAGAAAAACAAGCTCACCAAAAGTAAGAACAACTGCTTTAGGTGATGGCTACCAATTTAGAGCTTTATTTGGCTTGCCCTTAACACAAGACCCAAAAGTATATGATTTAACTTTTGTAGTGTCTGAGGAGCAATCAGATATTATTGAGGCTTTTTTAAGAAGTCGTGTTTTTGATCAGTTAAGTTTTGACTTCACCCCACCAGCCGAAGGATTTGTTAAAACAGGCACTTATTCACAAAGTGGAACAACTGTCACAATAACAATTTCTAATCATGGCCTTGCTCTTGGGGATGTCGTAACGATTGACTATACATCTGGCTCTGCTGTTGATGGTTCTTTTGCTGTTGTGACAACGGCTGATGATAATACATTTACTGTGACGGCTGCGGCAAGTGCAACGAACTCAGGAAATGTTTCTGTAACTTTATCTGGTGCTGGTAAATTTATTTGTAAAACTTGGTCAAAACAGATTCCATATAACAACAGGTCTATAATTACAACAACATTTGAGGAGGTATTTGAACCATAAATGGCAATCCCTACCGCAGAACTTCAATCTTTATCTAATAAATCAATAATAGAGTTGTATTCAATAACCCTTGTTTCTGCTTTGCATGGTTCAACAAATGTAAGCCGATTTCATTCTGGTGTAGGCATGAACAGTAACGCTTCAATAATATGGCAGGGAAATACATACGATAAGTTTCCAGTTATTGCTGAAGGTTTTGAATACACAGGTAAAGGAACGCTGCCAAGACCTACTTTAACAGTCTCAAATATTCTTGGAACTATTACTGCATTAATGGCAACAGCAAATGCCACAACACCATTTAATGACTTGCAGGGAGCAAAGTTTATAAGACATAGAACAATGGCACAATTTCTAGACGCTGCAAACTTTCCATCAAATCAAAATCCATTTGGCACACCATCAAGCACGACAGAATTACCACAGGAAATTTATTTTATTGATCGAAAAGTTGTAGAAAATAGAGAAATAGTGCAGTTTGAATTGGCAAGTGTTCTTGATTTGAATAATATTCGCTGCCCTAAACTACAAGTGACAAGAAAAGATTTTCCCTCTGTTGGTACTTTTGTAAACGCATGAAC